ACGAGCGCATCGCCTTGATGGCGTCGGAGACGGTGCTGTCGCGCCTCTACGGCAAGCCGACGCAGCAGGTGGACAGCAACATCACGACGACCTCCGTGCAGCAGGCGCACCTCCAGGTTCTCGTCGAGCTGCAGCAGAAGCGCGAGGCGGCTATGAAGACGATCGAGGCGAGGGTGGAAGAGGGGCATACTGATAAGGTCACGGAGTATGACCCCTCGAAACCCAATGATTGATGCATACTGAAAGATATCTCTTGACGATACTGTAGAGAGTAGCTACAGTATGAGCATCAAGAGGAGGACGACATGACACGCAGCGAGGCAACCAAGATGGTGGACTACAAGAAGGGGCCGATCGGAGCGACCGCGATCTGCCCAGTCTGCCGCAAGTTCCATGTCGCTCTCCGCCGCGGCTACACTTGGGGTGACGTGGCGAAGGCGAAGGCCGAGGTCGCCTCGCACATCCTGGCCGCCCATGAGGTGCGCCAGTGAGCGCGCCTCAGACCCCCCCAGGGGTGGGTGGATCCCCCGCCCCCGCCGCCGGTGACGACCACCCTCCCGCGTCACCCGTCAAAAAATCCACGCGCCGCGCCGCCACTGCCTACAGACGTGCCGACGCCGCGGTTGCCGCCGCCCTCGACGCAATGGCCGCCACTGTTCCCGGCACTCCCGCCCGCGATGAGGCGCGCCGTGCCCACGATGCCGCGCTGGCCCGGCGTGAGGCGGCCCGGCGTGATTGGCTTGTGGCCTACGATGTATTGCGTGCGGAGGCTCCCCAATGACCCCCACCCCCCGCCGCGCCGCCCTTTACCTGCGCGTTTCGACCGACGATCAGACGGTCGCCAACCAAGAGCGCGAGCTCCGCGCCGTTGCCGACCGCGCCGGGTGGCAGGTGACGGCGGTCTACAAGGACGAGGGCATTTCGGGTAGCAAGGGCCGCGACAAGCGCCCCGGCCTTGATGCGATGCTGAAGGCCGCCACCCGCCGGGAGCATGACGTGGTGATGGCGTGGTCGGTGGACCGTCTCGGCCGCAGCCTGCAGGATCTGGTGGCGATGCTGTCGGATTTGCATGCCTCGGGGATTGACCTGTACCTACACCAGCAGGCGATCGACACGACGACCCCCGCGGGGAAGGCGTTGTTCCAGATGATGGGCGTGTTCGCGGAATTCGAGCGGTCGATGATCCGCGAGCGGGTGAAGAGCGGCATGGCGCGCGCGAAGGCGCAGGGCAAGCGCCTGGGCAAGCCGGCGGTGCCCGGGGCAAAGGTCGAGGCGGTGCGTGCGGAGCTTGCCCGCGGCACTGGCCTGGTGAAGGCTGCGCGGTTGCATGGCGTCGGCACCTACACGGCGCAGCGGATCAAAAAGGAGATGTCTGCATGATCAACGCCCAGCAACCCGACCTCGGCCAGGACATCGCGGCGGCGCTTGCGGCGGTCGTGACGGCGTATCGGGATGATCCTGTCGGGTTCGTGCGGATCGTGCTGGGTGTTGAGCCTGACCCGTGGCAGGCGGACTTGCTGGCGGCGGTGGCGATCGGCGAGCGGCGCATCAGCGTGAGAGCGGGGCATGGTGTTGGCAAATCGACGGCCTGCGCGTGGCTGCTGATCTGGCACATGGTGACGAGGTATCCGCAGAAATCGGTCGTGACGGCGCCGACCGCGGGCCAGCTTTTTGATGCTCTTTTCGCGGAGGTGAAGTTCTGGATCAACCGGCTTCCTGCCCCGATTCGCGACCTGTTCGACATGACCTCGGAGAAGATCGTGCTGAAGGCGGCGCCCGAGGCGTCGTTCATTTCGGCCAGAACCTCGAGCGCCGACCGCCCCGAGGCGCTGGCGGGTGTTCACTCGGAGCATGTGCTGCTGATCTGCGACGAGGCGTCGGCCATTCCCGAGGCGGTGTTCGAGAGTGCGGCGGGCTCGATGTCTGGCGAGCACGCGGCCACGGTGCTCATCGGCAATCCTACAAGGAACAGCGGTCTGTTTTTCAAAACGCATCATCAGCTGGCGAGCGAGTGGAAGACGATGCATGTGTCGTGTCTTCAGTCGAAGCGCGTGTCGGCTGACTTCGTGAAGCAGATCGCCGACACCTATGGCATCGAAAGCAACGCCTACCGCGTGCGCGTCCTCGGCGAGTTCGCGCTGCGTGACGATGACACGCTGATCCCGGCGGAGCTGGTGGATGCGGCGATGTCGCGGGATGTTGTGCTGGATACGAAGGAGCCGATCGTCTACGGGTTGGACGTGGCGCGGTTCGGTGATGACCGAAGCGTCCTCTGCAAACGCCAGGGCAATGTGGTGCTGGAGTTCAAGGTGTGGCAGGGGCTGGACCTGATGCAGCTGACGGGTGCGATCGTGAACGAGGCGAAGCTCGACAAGCCGGCGGAGATTTGTGTTGACTCGATCGGGCTCGGTTCGGGCGTCGCCGATCGCCTGCGGGAGCTGGGCCACACGGTGCGGGACGTGAACGTGGCGGAGAGTTCGGCGATGAACCAGCAGGCGGCGAAACTGCGCGACGAGTTGTGGCTGTCGGTGAAGGAGTGGCTGAATGCCAGGGCCTGCCGCCTGCCGAAGATGGACGAGTTGCGCCAGGAGCTGGTGGCGCCGACGTACACGTTCACGAGCAACGGCAAGATCAAGGTGGAGGGGAAGGCCGACATGAAACGGCGCGGCATGAGATCTCCAGACCTCGCAGATAGCATCTGTTTGACCTTCGCCTCGGTTGCCTCTCGGGTCGGCGGCCGCTCGCCCCGCTGGGTGCCGGGGAAACCCTTGAAGAGGTCGATCCGCGGCGTCGTGTGACGGTCTTTTCGCGCTGTGCAAACGTAATGTTATAACATTGCATTTTCGGCTGATTTGTGCTAGCGCGGGGTAGCGTCACAAATCCAATCCGCGAGGAGGGCCTGATGCCCGCAGGCAGTGATTTCAATTCCAGCATGAAGGCCCCCGGCATGTCGATGAGCCAAAGCAGCACGGCGAGTGCGGGCGGCATGGGTGGTGGCGGCGGCAACTTCGGTGGCGGCACGACCATCGGCCGGGGCAATCTCGGGATCACCACCGGCAGCACGATCCACGGCAACACGGCCTTCGGCCCGGCGGGTGGCAATGCGATAGGGCATGCGACCCGCGACGCGCGCAGCCTGGCGGGTGCCGGGATAGGGCCTTCGACGGGCACCTACAGCAATTTCCGCACCCCCTCGGGTGCGCCGATGTTCGGGGCCGGCCCTGGTGCGCCAGGAGGCTTGGGCGTGAATGCGGGCAGCGGCATGCGGGCCTTCCAGATCGCCCGCCTCCTGGCGGAGCGTGCGCGGCCGCGGCCGGCGGCGGGACCGGGTGGTCTTCTGGATCAGGATGTGCCGGTGAATGCGGTGCCGGAAATTCCCGGCATTCCGCCGAACTTGTCGTTTGACTACAACTATGTGTATCCGAAGGGGTGGTCATACGGAAATTATATGTACAACCCAACGGCGCGGGCCTCGCACGGTGTTGGTGGTCGGTTTTATCAACAGCCGGGGATTGACGGGACAGTCCTGGGGGGGCGAGGCGTTACCGCCTTGAATAGTATTTCGACGCGCCCGAGCGGTGACTACCGCGGCGGCACCGGGAGATCTGGCGGCGGCTTCGGTGGCGGCGCTGGTGGCGGCTGGTGAGGCGCTGACCGATGGCATTCTTCCCTGAAGCCCTTTCAGCATTCGACGGCCCGGCGGGCATCTTCTACGCCCTTGGCGGCCCGGTCCAGACCCCGAACGGCACGCGCTCGATCTACGAGGACATCTTCATGCGGAACCTCCGCGCGGGCCGTAACCCGTTCACGGGCCTGCCGGATAGCATGAGCGGCGGCTCGGGTCGTTCGGGCGGCGGATCTGGTGGTGGTTCGGGCGGCGGCTCTGGCACGCCCAATTTCGGCAATCTGCCCGCCTGGTGGGTCGATTGGTACAACGCGCAGGGAAAGCATGGCGGCGTGCCGCCCGTGCAGGGGCTTCTTTGATGGACGACGGCCTGGATGAAACGCTCGAGGCTATGGGTCTTGAAGAGAGCCCCGAGGCGCCCGAGGCCATGTCGGAGGAAGAGTTCCAGGGCGCGGTGAAGGCGGCGATCAAGGACGCGGCCGACTACATCGACGACGAGGTGGCGCCTGACCGCGAGAAGGCGATCAAGTATTATCGCGCCGACCCGTTCGGCAATGAGGAGGAGGGCCGCTCTCAGGTCGTTATGACCGAGGTGCGGGACACCATCCTTGCCATGATGCCGAGCCTGCTCCGCGTGTTTACGGCGTCCGAGAAGCCGGTCGAGTTCGCGCCGCGTCGCGCGGAGGACGTGGCGATGGCCGAGCAGGCCACCGACTATGTGAGCTACGTTTTCAACGTGGACAATCCCGGCTTCACGATCCTGCATTCGGCGTTCAAGAATGCGCTCCTGACGAAGATCGGCGTCTTCAAGTGGTACACCGAGACGAAGGTCAGTGTTCGCGAGGAAAAATATTCCGGCATCGACCAGTCGCAGCTGCAGCTGCTGCAGGAAGATGGTTCGATCGAGTTGCTGGTGGTGCAGCAAACTGGCGAGGGTGAGCCCGACCCCATGACGGGGCTCCCCTCGCCTCTTTTCGACGTGCAGATCCGCCGCCGCACCGAGGACCGCCGCCAGGTGGTGCAGTGCGTGCCGCCGGAAGAGTTCCTGATCGCGCGCAACGCGCGTGACCTCGACAATGCCGACTATGTCGGCCATCGCAGCCTCAAGACCCTCTCCGAACTGGTCGAGATGGGCTACTCGCGCGAGGAAATCGAGGAGCATGGCAATTCGTCGTCGTCTTTTGAGTTGAACCTCGAGGCGCAGACCCGCAACCCCGCACTCCGCGACTGGATGGGCGGCGCCAGTGACACGTCTGCCGACCCCTCCATGCGGCGTTACGAATACGTCGAGAGCTACATCCGCATCGACCGCGACGGCGATGGTGTCGCCGAACTGCGCCGCGTCTGCACGATCGGCGAGGGCTCCTACATTCTCCATGACGAGGTCGTGGACGAGGTGCAGATGGCGGTGATCTGCCCTGACCCCGAGCCTCACATGGTGATCGGTTCGAGCATCGCCGACCAGGTCATGGATCTGCAGCTGATCAAGTCCAACGTCGTCCGCAACACGCTCGACAGCCTAGCCCAGGTGATCCACCCCCGCACGGTGGTGGTCGAGGGCGCCGTCAACATGGATGACGTGCTGAACGTCGAGACGGGCGGCATCATCCGCGCCACGCAGCCGGGCATGATCCAGGAACTCGGCAACACCTTCGTCGGCCAGCAGGCGATGCCGATCATCGCCTACCTTGACGATGTCAGGGCCTCGCGCACGGGCATGTCGAAGGCTTCGCAGGGCCTCGACGCCGACGTGCTGCAATCGACCACCAAGGCGGCAGTGACGGCGACAATGTCGGCCGCGCAGGAGCGCCTCGAGATGGTGGCGCGCATCTTCGCCGAGACGGGCATCCGCCGGCTGTTCCGTGGTTTGCTGAAAGAGGTCATCAAGCACCAGGACCGCCCCCGCATGGTGCGGTTGCGGAATGAGTGGGTGCCGGTAGACCCGCGGTCGTGGGATGCCGACATGGATGTCGTCGTCAACGTCGGCCTTGGCACCGGCTCGATCGAGCAGCGCGTGGGCCTCCTGACGACGGTCGTCGGCCAGCAGAAGGAAATCCTGCAGACGCTGGGGCCGTCCAATCCCATCGTGTCGATCAAGCAGCTGCGAAACACGATGGCGCAAATCCTCGAGCTGTCGGGTCTGAAGGATGCCTCGCGGTATTTCTCTGAGATCACGCCCGAGGCCGAGCAGCAGCTGGCGCAGCCGCAGCAGCAGGCGCAGGATCCGGCGCAGATCCTCGCCCAGGTCGAGGCTGACAAGATCAAGAAGGACACGGAGATCGCGGTCCTCAAGGCGCAGCTCGAAATCAAGAAGCACGACGACGAGATGGATTTGAAGCGCGATCAGCTTGACGCCGACATCTGGCTGAAGGCAACCGAAATCAACGCCAAGTACGGCACGCAGATGCAAGTCGAGCAACTCTACGCGATGATCCAGCGCGAGCGTGACGCGGCCAAGATCATGGCCCAGCAGCAGCAGGCGGCCATGCGGGCGCAGCAGCAGCCGATGGGGGTGCAGTGATGGCGGGCTTGCTGGATCCGCATTATGGCGATGGTGCGGTTTTGAAGTCCTACACGCCCACAATGCGCGAGCGCGCAACTGATTGGGTGCGCGGCCTTCTGTATTCTGACGATCGCGAGGGCCAGCAGCAGGCTGAAAAGTTGATGGACGTTGCCACCTTCACGCCCTTCGGCTTCGGCGCTGATATGTATGATGCAGGCCGCGAGGCAGGCCTAGGTAATTTCGGCGCTGCTGCTGGCACGCTGGCGATGGCAGGCATGCCGGGGCCGTCTCCGAAGCGCATTCGCGCCTATCACGGCTCCCCGTATGACTTTGACCGCTTCAGCATGGACAAGATCGGCACGGGCGAGGGCGCGCAGGCTTATGGTCATGGGCTGTATTTTGCTGAAGCCGAAGATGTGGCGAAGGGGTATCGCGACGCACTTTCTATGAAATCTCCGAACATTGAGTTTGTTGGCGTCCCTGACGGAACGTCGGAGGCCGCCCGCGCGCTATTAACAAACGTATCCCGTCGCCCCCTGATGATTGGCGGGTTAGACAAGCCGACAATCGCAAAACTTATGCGCGAAGACATCAGTAAGCTGACCAATGGGTTCCCGATACCGCAGGAAACCGTTGATGAAGTGCTGTCAATTATTGATGCGGGGGCGATACCAACGCAGCGTGGCCGCATGTACGAAGTCGAGATCAACGCCGACCCCGACAGCTTCCTCGACTGGGACAAGCCGCTGAGTGAGCAGCCGGAAGCGGTGCGGAAAATGTTTCCTAAAGACGTTTACGGCCACAAATACGACACTTTGAACGGGTCAGATGTTTACGAACATTTGATTGATGATGTTGCCCGCGCCCGGACAGGGAAAACCTCTGTTTCTAGTCTAGCCCCCAGTGATAGGACAGGCGCGGTTGAGATGCTCCGGCAAGCTGGGGTGCCGGGCATCCGCTACCTAGACGCCGGATCGCGCGGCGCTGGTGACGGCACCCGCAACTACGTCGTCTTCGATGACAGCCTGATCGACATCATTCGCAAGTACGGCCTTGTCGGGCTGCTCGGCGGCGGCACCGCCGCGATGCAGGCCATGCAGGACCAGCCGATGGGGGTGCAGTGATGGCAATGTCATTCAATGGTTTTGGCGGCCTACTCGACGATCCTTATTACAGGGTTCCTGGGCACGAAGGATTAAGGAAGCCGAAGGCTATTCCGCAGGACGATCGCATCTGGCAGGAGAAGGTGCGTGATTTCGGAAACGAGTGGTCGAACTATCTTTTCGGCCCTCATCTTCCGTTTGTTGGCGGCCTTCTTGAGTTCAGTGATGCTGCCGACGTGGCTGATGCTGCCGCGAACAACCAAGAATTTTCCAAGGCGATGGCCGAAGGCCGTTATGGTGACGCCGCTCGCTGGGCGCCGTTTGCGGGCCTGTCGAGTATGGCGGCAGTTGTGCCGGCGCTTTCACTGGGGCCGTGGGACAATGTGGCGCGTGCGCCTGAGACGGGTGCCGGGTCTGGTCGATCTGCTCAGAGAGGTATTCTCGCCACGCCTGACCTCCGCACCATGAGCCGTGATGATGCAATCGCAACGGCTCGACCTGAGCCGCATTTGATGCAGTCACAGGACGGGTCTTATGTAGGTGGTCCCGCCAATGTCAGGACGCCCGAAGACATTCAGGCTATGCGTGCCGCCTTTGATGCAGACGTGGCAGGCGGCCAGGTCGGCGGGAATTGGTATGAGCGCGCCCGAGGTGACATTGTCGATACGGAGGGCGCTGATACTTATTATCAGCAGCTTTCGGCTGGCGAGAAAGCTTTGTGGAGCGCGCAGGCCAACCCTGACACGAATATGGGTTTTGCGCTCAATGCGCGCACTGATTACGAGGCGGGGCGTCCCAAGGATAAGTATCGCACAGGAGCTCAAGCGCAGAATTATGTCAACGCACGCAACGCGCGCCGCGATGCTCAGACGACTGCTGCCACGCAAGGCATGATGGGCCATAATGGCGGGCCGCTTCTTGATGACATCCCTGTTGATACGAGAGGCACTCCTTCATTAGGAAAGAAGACTGGCGTCTATGGGCAGCATCTGGACCCGACCGTGCCTTACGCCACCACTGGCACGAATGACATCTGGCACGCTAGAGGATTCGGTTATACTAACACGGATGGATCAACATTCTCTCGCGCGCTGACGCCACAAGAGCATCGTTTCCTCGACTACGAGACGATGTTGGCTGTTGATCGTGCCAATAGGAGCAATCTTGGTGGCCGGAATAACTGGACGGCAGCCGAGGTGCAGGCGGCCCCTTGGGTGTTTGGTAAGGGGCGCGCAATCGCAAATGCAAAAGGCATCCCGCTTGAGCAGGGAGTGGCGGAAGCGGCTAAAACGTACCCGGATTATAATCCGAAATACACGGTGAGCATTACCGGCGAGCAGGTGCCTGGCAAAAGCACTGGCTTGATGCCCGATCTTATCAACGCTCCAAAGCACGTTCGCGACGCCTTTTCGGCGGAGGCGCAGTGGGCAGACCCGCAAACTGGCCGACACCGCATGTATGCTGATGCTCGGTTGCCGGTACGACCCACACAGCACGCCACAGGCTTCTATCGTAACTCGGCAGGCGGCGTTGAAAACAACGCTGTTGAGATTGGCCGACCGATGACAGGGTTTGCGCTTAACGCAGAAGGCAACCCAATCGTCAATCCGCATGCTGAAAATCTTTTCACTACTGGGCAAGCGGTAGCAGGCTTGCTTGACATGCAGGAAGGCTCGCCTTGGAACAAAATTGTCACACATGGCGGCGGCGCTGACCGCACGTCTCTTCAGATTTCTTTGCGCGACGTTCCTGACGAGGCTCAAATGTCTCGCCTGCACGATGTCGCTCAAAAGCATGGATACATGCTTGCGAACACTGACGGTGGCGTGGCGTTCCTTAACTTCGACGACAAGGCGAACTACGGCAGCGTAGGCAAAGCCTTGCGTGGAGAGCTTGGGCAGGACATCCAGAAAGCCGCGCCCGGCGCCACAGTGACCCGCGGCCGCCGGCAAGGTGATTATGTCGATCTTTCAAGCGAACTCGCCAAGGAAAACGCTGGGCAGGGCAAGGCGACTGAGGAGGTCGTTAAGAGGCTTAAGGGCCTCCACAACCGCCAGCCTGAGTTCTACAACAAGCTCCTCGACAGTGCCGGTATTTCTGCAAAGGCGCGAGAAAACCTTACCCGCCTCATTAAGTGGGGCGGCAAGGGTCAGCGTCCTGATTACGAGCGCCTCTTGAAAATCGTCGGAGAAGATGGGCTGCGCGGCCTTATTTCTCGAGTTGAGAAGATTGGCTATCAGGGTCTACCGGCCATTGGTGGCGCGGCAGTCGCTTCCGATCTTCTGGAAGGAGACGATCCCAATGAGCAATAGGGAATTTCTCGTCATGCCGCAGCCAGATCGCGCGCCCTATGCGGCAGCCTTTCGGAAGCCAGTCAAAAGTGGCGCCGATCTTTGCCTTCGCGATGGCATCCGGGATACCGCGTCGGCGCATCTCCTCGCACAGCATGCGCGGGCTGACGGCAAAACGTTCGGTCATGGTCTGAACTCCCTCTTTAGCATGTTCGGGCACGTCGCCCAGGCCTGCAAGTTGGTGAAATCGCCAGTTGGACAGATTGACAGAAAAATGGTGACAGGTCAATGACCCCAACCCCCGACGAGATGGCCCGCAAGGCCGCGCAGCTGCTGGCCGACGATTTCGTGCAGGTGGTGCTGACGAGCATCGAAAGCCGCTACATTCACGAATGGCGGAACACCTCGCCGCAGGACGTGCAGAAGCGCGAAGCGGCACACGCCGCCATCCGCGCCATTGATGATTTTCGGGCCAAGCTGAAAGCGCTCGCAAGCGCGCCGAAGGTGGACGCTCACAACGGCCGAAGCGCCAACAAGCGTTAGGCCACAACCCGCGCCGTGAGGCGCTACGGCTCAACCCTCAAACGTCGTGAGACGTTGGAAAGGTAGATAGATGACCACCACCGACACGCCCTCCCAGGGCATCGGTCTTACCGAGGCGGCCAGCCAGTTCGAGGCCCTTCTGTCCGGTTCACCGGAGAAACAGACGCGCGAACAGGACGCCGCCGAAGACAGCCCGGC